CGATCCAGGTCCAGGTCCCGATCCTGGTCCCAGCGTTGCCGTTATTCTCAAGGCAGCTCCGGTGACTGGTGGATGGGGTCTTGCGTCGCAAGGTGGTCAGTTTCAGTGGTTCTTCGCTCCCCCTGCAGGAGTTGGCCCGAAGCGTTAATACGAATCGTAGCGTTCTTGGCGAATCAGCCCCCCGACTCCCCGGATGCTACGACTAAGGGGAAGCTGGACGACTCTCAGTCCCAAACCGGCCGTTACAGCTTCCCCCAATCTAAATGACAGCGCAGGTTGCTCCTTTCCTTCCTGTTATTTCTGGTGAGAAGGTTATTAATCTACCTATGCTTCATCCGGGGCAGGTAGATGCTTTTCGTATGCCTGCTAGATTTAGGGCATTGCGTTGTGGTAGGCGATGGGGAAAGACACAGTTCCTTAAGACGCTAGCTTGCGACTTCGCTGCGAAGGGTGCCCAGGTTGGATGGTTTGTTCCTAACTACCGATATGCCTCGGAAGCTTATTCGGAGAATGAGGTAACGCTAGAACCCGCCGTTCGAAATTCCTCACGCAACCTGGGCATCATTCATACAACCACCGGAGGTCGTATTGAACTCTGGACACTTGAAGACGAAAAAGCCGGACGGTCCCGCCGTTACCATCTCATTATCATCGACGAGGCCGCGTTCACCAAACCCAATGCCATCCAAATATGGGAAAAGGCTATTCGACCAACGCTTCTCGATTTTAGAGGAGCGGCAGTCGTTGCATCAAATACTAACGGCATCAACGAGGATAATCTTTTCTGGCGCATCTGCAATTTGCCAGAGTACGGATTCAAAGAATATCACGCACCGTCACATAGTAACCCTTTCCTCCCACCCGACGAACTGGAGAGACTTGAGCGCGACAACCACCCCCTCGTCTACGCCCAAGAATACTTAGCAGAATTTGTTGATTGGTCTGGAGAAGCATTCTTTTCATTGACCAATATGCTAACGGATGGAAAGCCAGAGCCATTCCCGGAGAGATGTCTTTATGTTTTTGCGACTATGGACACTGCTGTTAAGACTGGAAAGGAAAACGACGGGACTGGTGTCATATATTGGGCATATGAAAAGCTTGGTGAAGAGAAGTGGCTAAAGATTATTGATTATGAGTATTTGCAAATCGAAGGTTCTTTGTTAGAGACTTGGCTTCCCGTTGTGTACAATAATCTTGAGGAATACTCAAAGAAATGCGGAGCTCGCCTAGGACATCGAGGATGCTTTATCGAAGACAAGGCCAGTGGGTCAATCTTGCTTCAGCAAGCGCGCCGCAGAATGCTCCTCGTCCACGAGATGCCCGAGAAGCTCGTGCAATTAGGCAAAGCGGAGCGGGCCATCAACGTCAGCGGGTACGTATTCCGGGGCATGGTAAAACTCTTGGAAACCTCCTACGATCGCATCCTCACATTTAAGCAGGTTACGAAGAATCACCTATTAGGACAAGTGCTGGGATTTCGCGTAGGTGATACCGAAGACCGCCAGGATGATTTGTTAGATGCTTTCACTTATGGTGTTGCAATCTCCTTGGGGAACTGGGAGGGATACTAATGGCACGCGCACCTCGTCACCAAGTTGAAGAAGCGGAAGCACCTGAACAATTTGTTCATGGTGTGAAGAATATCACCACTGCTTCAGTTGGGACTACCTTGGATACTGGTCCTCTCAACATTACCCAAATTCTTTTCACTGTTGCTCCTACCTCGTATGAGGTCCCGCAGTTTGATCCGGGTACAGGACTCCCAACAACCGGTTATTTCACCATTACTGATGAGGTAGCTGGTCAGCCTCCTCACGTACTTTATAGTGTTCAGGCAGGGGTCAATGGAGCCCATTCTCCGCACGCTTCTCACAAGATGTCTGGTTACTCCATACCGGTGGCTGGAAATCTTGTTTGTCGGTCATGTCCTGCTGGTTCAACGTGGTCTCTGACAACGGCATAAGACTATGGCTGTAGTTACCATTCATATTACAGAAAATAGCTTAGGAACTACTATTGCAAATAATGGGACCTTAAATGGTATTATCTTAACTTCTATTCCTCATGGGTATCATACTAAAGGATTTGAATTAGTGGATGATTCTAGTGGTAGTGATATAACTCTTTTCAACATTTACATTCCTACAAGCTCTGTTTCTATTAATTCTGTTCTTATGGGTAATGCTGGCATTCCTTATACCAATCTCACTGTAAGGAATATTGCTGCTGGAACTGAGCTTGATATAAGAGTGGATGACGGGACATGAGACGGCATAATGGCGAAGAAAACAAAGAAGCTGAAAAGAAAGCCTAGAGATGTATTGCGTCCAGCGCAATTGATAACGATGGAATATAAGGTCGTTGCCGGAAATACGACGGCATCAGACCCTGGCAATGGAAGTATGCGGTTTAATTCATCGGCACAGAGTGATTCATCGGAATTATATTTTGATCAATTATCTGTAGGCAATGTTGATCAAACAACTTCATTCGCTGCAATGGCAGCAGGAAGTATCTTAAATTTTCAGCAGAAAGATAATCTAAATATTGTTGGTAGTTTCATTATCAGTTCAGTACCCGTAAATAATACTGGATGGTTTACGATTGCTGTCCAACCAGGAGATTTTACAGGATTCCCAATTGCTGGTGGAAAGTCTGTAATAGTTTCGTTTGATACAGCAATAGCGGCAGTTGGAGGACATACGTATGATTATCATATCGAACATTTTAATGTGGGAGGTTTAGATACAGATTATTTAGATGTCCTGAATGCTCTTGGAGCCCAGGGTTGGGAAATGGTCTTTTTCACTAATATTAAAACTGATGATGGACAAGTAAGAGTATGGTTCAAGCGGCAGTTGACGTGAGGATACTATGACAGTTGTTTCTGTCACTACTGCTAGCATCGGTACCAAACTCGCTACGGCCGCTGATACTAAGATCACCGGTCTTACTGTAACTCAGCCAAGTGCAACGGCTGATATAAATACTCCATTGACTTTTGTAGATGCTGCTGCTGCTCCCACAGGTACTACGGGATTTGTTCGTACTTTATACAATGCTTCTCTATACGCTTTGTCATTTGTATTCTGGTTTAAACCAGGAACGACTTTATCACCAGGATTAACTGCTCCAACTTGGCCACAGGCGATTGTTACTGGCTCCATTCCATTTACAAATGGAGTTTTTGTGACGAGTTGTCCAGCCGGTGCAACGTTTAGCTTGACGACGGCTCCATGACAAGTATCCCCGCTGGTAGTGTCAATACTACTCCTGGCAATGCTTTGCAGGAGCTTCTGGTAGCTCCCGATATTGTCCCTGGAGATACCGTGAGCTACCAGACCTGCAAGGAAATCTATCTCTATCATCCGCTTGGTGCGCGTATCACTGAAGGCCCTGTTAGCCTCGCGATGGCGCAGAAGCGTGATATCAAAGTTCCTGATAGTCCTGGTGAACTTTGCACGGATGCATTTACCGAAGAATGGAAGATTATTGGGGGTGATTTTCTTGTTCACAATCTACTTACTGTTAGCCGGATTTATGGGGTGGCTTCCATTGCGATGCTCGTGGATGGGTTGAAGAGCAATGAGCCGATCGACTATTGGGATTTGCCTGATCTTAACATTAGCTTCAATATTCTTGATCCTCTTAATACTGCTGGGAGTCTTGTCCTTAACCAAAATCCAAATGCCATGGATTTTCTCAAGTACACACAAATCGCTATTAGTGGAATTGCTTACCATCCCTCAAGATCAGTCACTGTAACTAATGAAAAACCAATTTATCTGGGCTATACTTCTTCTGCTTTTGGTTTTGTTGGTCGCTCTGCTTATCAACGAGCCTTCTTTCCTCTTAAATCTTATATCAAAAGTCTTATAGCAGATGATCTGGTTGAAACTAAAGTCGGTGTTCTCGTCGCAAAGACGAAACAACCCGGTAACTTCGTCGATAATATCATGGCTTACGCGATGGCCTTCAAAAGGGCCATCGTAAAAGAGGCAGAAACCGGTAATGTTATCAATATTACGCCCGAAGAAGAGATTGAATCTCTCAATATGCAGAACTTGGAAGGGCCGCATGTCCTTGCACGACGAAATATCCTTGAGAATATCGCTAATGCCGTTGACATGCCAGTCAAACTCCTCACCCAGGAGTCTTTTGCAGAGGGATTCGGTGAGGGTTCGGAGGACGCGAAGGCTGTTGCACGGTATATGGATCGATTGCGAGAGACAATGGATCCTGTTTATCGTTTCCTTGATCGTATTTGTATGCATCGCGCGTGGACTCCAGCTTTCTATAACGCTTTGAGAAAGAGATTTCCTGAAAAATATGCAGATGTTACGTATAAAGAGGCATTTTACGATTGGACAAATAGCTTCCAAGCAGTATGGCCATCGTATTTGCGTGAACCTGACTCTGATCAAATCAAGGTTGATGACACAAAGATGAAAGCTGCGATTTCAATTTATCAGATTTTAGAGTTTTCGTTCGATCCTGAGAACAAAGCCCGGTTAATTCAGTGGATCTGTGACGCTATTACGAACAACAAGCTCCTATACTCTAGTCCATTGCAGCTTGACTATAAGAAATTGTTGACACAATTGAAGAAAGACCAAAAACAAAAGGATGAACAGGTTGAAATGGGGATGGATGCGCAGGATGTTACAGAGGGTAAGAAGCCTCAAATTCCAAAAGTTAAGATGGCTAGGGCTGATTCTGCTGAAAAACAGGTAATTAACCTCTTGGAACATTTGTCAAATGCCACTCAGTAGTGAAATTGGGAAATCTTTGCGATATTTACGTCTGAGATACAAGGTTTCGGAGCCAGATTTGGTTGCTTTGGCGAAAAGATTGCAAAAATCGGAAGAAAATGAAGAAAGTTGGGAAGAAATCACGCAAAATTACCTAAAGCAGAGGAAAATTCGTGCCTCTAACCGAAAAAGGTGAAAAAATTCTCGCTAATATGAAATCTCAGTATGGCGAGAAGAGAGGTACGGAGGTTTTCTATGCCAGTAAGAATGCTGGCAAGATCTCTGGTGTCGATACTGATGATGCAGTTGGTAAACGAGTTGGGATTGGTGATGACAATCAGCATATGGGGTTTACTTCTGGTTTAGCGCAACCTATTACGAAGTTGATTACTGAGTGTGATGGCTTAGCGGCGCGGATAGATGCTTTCGAGCGACGTAGGGCGATGAAAAAGCCGGAAAAGGTAAAACCACGGACCAAAGATGGGATGCAACCTTCAATGCCCCATCCGAAAGAACCAGGCGGATGACCGAAGCGGCAGGACTTCTGATTAGGTCACCTAATGGAAATGTCCTCTTTTGTCGCCGCACGGATGGTCTAGGATGGGCCTTCCCTGGTGGCGTCAAAAAGGATGGAGAGACAGTTGAATCCTGCGCTGTTCGTGAGTGTATGGAGGAGACTGGTTATCTTACTGGTCATGCTGGGAAGCTGCTTACTCGGCGTATTAGGGATGACGTGGATTTTACTACTTTTCTTTATGACTGTGATGATGAGTTTGTTCCAAAACTTAACCATGAGCATGATGCCTATGTTTGGTTGAATCCTGCTCACGCTGGTAGTTTGATTATACATCCTGGATGTGCCATTGCTCTTCGTAAAATGGCTGGGATGAATGAGCTACAGCTTGCTCAAGCTATTCGTGACCAGGAGCTTGTTTCACCGCAATACATTGAAAATGTGATGTTACTAGATATGAGGATTAGTGGAACGGGGTTCAGTTATAGGCCAAAGCTCAATGAGTGGGTTTATCGCCGTGACACCGTATATCTCACTCCTGAATTTTTGGATCGATGTAATGGAATTCCAATTATTTTGGAACACCCAGCTACTCAAATTCTTAATAGTGATGAGTTCTCCAAGCGGGTCGTGGGAACAATGTTTCTACCTTATGTCAAAGGAGATGAAGTCTGGGGAGTTGGTAAGATTTATGAAAGGAAAGCCCAGATAGCAGTTAACAATTTTGATCTCTCTACCTCACCAAGTGTGGTCTTCCGTGATACCAAAGTCAACTATAATATCGAAATGGATGATGGAAGTAGCCTATTGGTGGAAGGTAGCCCGAGTTTTGTGGACCATTTGGCGATCTGTGAAAAAGGAGTCTGGGATAAAGGCGGTGACGCTAGTGGCATCAGGATTGATAGTGAAGCTCAAGGTGAACCGAGAGAAAAAGTCGTCACTGCAAAACCGGATATGAATGGTCATTTACCAGATCCTAGTTATCCTGTTCATGGAGGCAGTGAACTTCCTGCTCCTAATCAGCAGGGTATTCCACCTGGTATGGTAGGTTTAGCTGATAATATGCAAAGTCTTGTTAATAGACTTGATAAATTTATCACAAGACGGGACTTGATGGTGCGATGACCGCTGTTATCAAGTCTTTAAAAAGTTATCCCGATCTTGTAAATCCTACTTGTGTAGGAACCATTTCCGCATTACCAGAGGATTATGATTTAGAATTATATGCTGGTGATTATTTTTCAATGAATTTGACATTAACGAATCAAGATGGAACGCCGACGAATTTGACTGGATATAGTTCTCTAGCTCAGATTCGTGTTACTCCTGGAGGTCAGCTTTTAGCTTCATTTGATATTGTGATTACTGGCAATGTCATCACTCTGGCATTACAATCAGAAGCTACTCAAAATTTGATCGGTGACTATGTTTGGGATTGTGAACTAATAAATCCGGCAGGATTAATTAGAACTATTGTTGGTGGAAACGTTTCAGTTACAGTGGATGTAACACGATGATAAATATCGATCCTGCTGAAAGGAAGAAATTGCAAGATTGGCTTGATGCCTGTCGCGAAAATGCCGCACGCGAGTTGGCAGGGCTGATGGCACGTGGAGCGGCAGCGCAAGCAGAGTCTTTCACTCGTTGCACCACAGCGGAGATCAAACATGAATGAAGTTACAAGAGTTGATATGTCAGAGAAAGTGGATGCAACCGTAGAACGCGGTGCCGCAATGCGCGAAGAGCTGAGATGGGGCGGAGTGTTCGATGTCGTTTGCATCGGCCCTGATGGCGAGGAAAAGTGGCGTGATACGATTGTCAATACAGCCTGTGATGAGGGCGTAAGACTTGCGTTTGATACAATTCTTGCGGGCGCGGCCTACACCGTATCTGGTCCATTTATGGGCTTGATTTCCTCTGTCGGCTATACGGCGATTGCCCGTACGGACACGTTGGCGAACACGGCGCATGGATGGACTGAAGCTGGTTCGACTAATGCGCCAACATATACCGCGCCGCGCAAAACGATGACCCCATGGAACGCCGCAGCCGGCTCGCCACCGTCGAAGGCGCTAACTTCAGCGCTTGCATTTGCAATCACGAGCTCGGGTACTATCAAAGGTGCAATCGTCATTTATGGTGCTGGCTCGAACAACTCAATCTTGAATTCGGGCGGGCAACTACTGAGTGCAGGGCTGTTCTCTGGTGGTGATAAGCCGGTTGGCAACGGAGACACTCTGAACGTGTCCTGGTCATTTGCCACAACCTAACGAGGGAATATGACCGACTTTCATTTTGAAGTTCATCCGATGGTGCCGCATCTGCCCGATGCGAGCCTGCAAGCGCGGGCCGAGGAATGGTTGCGTCAGGAAATGCCCGGTCTGTTGGAAGGGCGGTTACGTCCTGAGCGTGATCCGTCGCTTGATGCAAGTCATTTCTGCTATAATATTTCGACACAGGCGAGTTGCTTTGATTTCGCACCTTGGTTGATCACCGCTGAGATGGTCCGTCGTCGAGAGGGGGCACCTGCACCGCTCAAGGTTGGCTTTGTGTCCGGTCCATCTGGGGCCACGCTTACATTCTCACCGCAGCAAGATGTGATGTTTGAAAATGTTTTGCGGCCGATATTGCGGTTGATTGGCGCAGTCGAGAGTGAAGAGGCAAAGCGTGGTCAGCATTTACCTATCTTAGGCTATGGTCCAATCACTGCGTCTGCTCGACGTGGTGAAGAGGTGCCTCGTTTTCATTCTCCGGTTAGTCTGGGTGAGAATTGGATGCAAAAGCCGGTTGTTATCACGTTGCGAGAATGCGCGCATTGCCCGGAGCGCAATAGTTCATTGAAAGATTGGTTGTGGTTTGCGAAGCATTTGGAGTCGCGTGGCGAGAATGTGATCTTCGTGCGCGATTCAGTAAAGGCGGATGAGCCGCTGCAATACCGAACATATCCGCTTGCATCGAAGGACATTTTGATTCGTATGGCGCTTTATGAGCAAGCGAAATGCTTATTCTTCGTTAGCAATGGTCCTTGGAATCTTGGACTGTTTAGCCATCGCCCTTATGGCGCTTTCATCAATGCGCGCGATGAGGATGCGTGTAATACACCCTCGGCTTGGCGTGATAATCAGGGTGTTCCACCAGGAACACAATTCCCATGGGCGCATGAGCAACAGCGCGTATTCTGGCAACCGGATACGTATCGTAATCTCTGTGCTGCATGGGAGGAACTTGATCTAGGTGCATAGGAGCCAGTAATGCCGATTCAGTTTGCTGCTCAAAGCGACGCTGTAGGAACTCCACAAACAGTGACTACTGCCTATAAGACGCAGTTGTCCGGTGTGGCGCAAACTGCCACGCTTCGGCGTGGCAGGGTGATCGAGTTAAAAATGGGGCCTTTGAGCGACCCAACCTCCACCGATTGCAATGTCCTCTATACTATTCAACGGCAAACTGCGGCAGGAACCGGTAGTTCGGCAGTAACGCCTAATTATGCTGAAACATGGGAAGCAGGCACGCCTCCGGCTGCGGGCAGCTTATGGGGAGCCAATTACACGGCAGAAGGTACTTATGGTACTCGTATCTGGTCGATGTTTATGAATCAGCATTCTGGAATGATCTGGTATTCACCAGATGATATGGGGTTGCCGTGGCCTGCTGTGAATAACAACGGCTTGGCTTTTATGACTAAAGGATCATCTGCAAGCTATAGTGGCACATCAGCCTGGGATGTTAAATTTACGGAGTAATTTAGAATGCTGCTTACGCGTGATTCTAGACAGCGTTGCTATGGGGTAGAGGTGCGCGCTCGCGGTCCGAACCGCGAATTCGATGGTGTGATCTGCAATCATTGCGGATGCCATGATGAGATGACACCGGGGCGCAACCCCGAAGATATCGGTGCGCGTTGTACCTGTTGCAATAAGCTGATTTGTTTTCGCTGTCGTGGCAAAGGTTGCATGCCGCTCGAGGAAAGACTCGATCAGTGGGAACGTTACAACGATGGGCGTAAATATCTACGAAAGGATAGGCTGTTTGAAATATTCCGCGCCAGCGGAGGGCAGTAATGCCGCGAATATTTATGCGCCGTAAGCGCATCATCGGTCCGGCATTTCCTAGTCCAACGGTGTTAACTCCGCCCTACTGCCCTGCTGCAATGAACTTTCTAGCTCGTGCGTCTACCTTGACTGCACCGTATGTTGATCCGATTGCTAATTTTATTTGTGGTTGTGTTCCGAAAGGCCTCATTAACGCGAATGGCACCTCGAGCGTCTTTGATGTGTTGCATCTCTATGCGAACCAAGATACGACGAACGCGTTGCTCAATCTCGTCTCATCAAGCTATACCGGAACCGTAGTTAATCCCTCGTTTGTCGCTGGACGTGGCTTTACGGGGCAAGACCTTGCCACCCCGACTACTTACATCAATACAAATTTCAATCCAGTAACGGCCTTCGGGGTTTACACTACGACTACGGCGCACATATCATTCTGGAGTAACACCAACGGGTATCCCGTGAATGGCGGCCTGGCCATGGGCTCTTTCAACTCCGGTGCTGGCAACATCGAAACCAACATCTACTTTGGAGGTGGAAGTGCGTACTACAGAGTTAATGACACGGTGCCGGTTTCTGGCGGAGTAACGACTGCTAATACAAACGGTCACTTTATTGCATCGAGGACGGGTTTCAACCTCACAACTGGATACAGAAACGGTGTCGCTCAAGCGAACCCCTCGGTAAACGCTGGGACCCCTCAAAGTGTACCTCTCTTTGTCCTTGCTGCTAACGACGCGGCGGCTGCGCCAAGTCCGAAATACGGCGTCCAATTTCAGGTTTGCATGGCGAGTATCGGGGGAGCTTTAACTTCGACCCAGGCCACTGACTTCTATAATCTGTTGAGAACGTACATGACCGCAGTTGGAGTTCCGTAAATGCTGCGGACATTCTTGCGCCGCAGGCGCATCGTCGGTCCGGCGTTTCCTAGCTCTCCAGTGGTATTACCTTCGGCTGCGCCAACGGGGCCGATGTCACTCTCTCTAGTCGCGGCAAGTTCGCAGCGTTTGACACGTACCCCGAGCCTCGCGCCAACGGACAACCGAAAAGGTACGATTGCTTTTTGGTTCAAACGAGCGAGTGATCCTGGTACCGAGATGGACTTTTATGATGGGGGAGACTATAACGCAGGGGGTGCTTCCGTATTGGTAAGAATTGTCAACAGTCCAGCTGATGTTATAGAATTCATTATTTGGAATGGTGCAGCCACCGAAGCCCAATGTCGCACAGGTACCACCTATACGGATACGACGACTTGGCACCATCTGTGCGTTGCTTGTGATAGTACGCAAGGAACCCCTGCTAATGCCGTAGGTCTCTACGTTGATGGTATACTTTATCCCGGAGGAGGGTTGAATTCTAACCCTGCCTTCAATCAAAACGTACATTTGAGTACCAGCGGGATCGCTTGTTCTCTCGGAAGTACCCATTATGCTAGTTCTTTCTTTGATGGCAAGCTCGCCTACTTCTATTATATCGACGGACAACAATTGACGCCAAGCAGCTTCACTACTGGGACTGGCGCGGGAACGACCCACCCAATTGCCTACACCGGAACTTATGGAAACAATGGGTTTTTTCTCGACTTCCGTGGTAGCAGTGCAAACGATCAGAGCGGTAATGGAAACAATTGGACACCGGTCGGTGGTCCTACTTTTGGCACGGATTTGCCAACGTGACACTGGTTAAAGTTCCATATAAGTCATGGCCGATCAACCGTTCGTCAATTTTCTTTTCCCGGCAGCAGGCGCGCCAACCGCGCGCCCGATGCCGACTCGTCTTAGCGAAAGGGTCAACGTCAAGGATTGGGGGGCTCTTGGCAATGGTTCCCCGGATGACGCTCCTAAAATTCAGGCAGCGATAGACTTCGCCCTTAGCAAGGGCGGTGGTAGAGTTGAGTTTCCTTCCGGTAACTATGCTTTATCATCACCGCTCAACGTCGGCTCGAATACCGATCCTAACGTGAGCGTGATGCTCATGGGCTTGGGTGCGAATGGCCAAGACTCGTTCAGCGGAACATGCACACTGACCTATACCGGCCCCGGCTTCATCATCTCTAAGGGATCGCGCACCTACGATAGTATTGGCTACATCGAAGGGCTTTCGATGAACAATTCTAGCGGTGCGCTGACCGCAGGCTGCATCAAAGTAACTCGTACCGGCGTCGGCATTCGTGGTTGCGCTTTGTACGGACAGACATCTGTTGATGCCTCGGCCGCGATAAACGCGAGTATTCGGGATGCTTGGATCGTAGGGACGAATCCCGGTAATCAGGTTGCGCCGACAAGTATTATGATGGATTGCATTGGCGTCTATCTCGGTGAGTCGTGCCTTGCAATGAATGTCCGTATGGTTGGCGGCTTCTTCATCGCCTACTCGCTGTGCGGAAGTGGCTCGTCTGTTATTAATTGCTCTTCCGAATCTGGGAACATCGGCGTGCGTGTCGGGTGGGGTCCAAGCGGCGAGGTTGCCGTTTATGGCTGCACCGTGCAGGCGTTACAGACTGAATCTTGTTTCGGAGGGATTGATCTCTACAACGCGACTGCATGCCTCCTGCAAGCTAATCGTCTTTATGGGGCTGTTGCTTCGGCAGGTTTGCAAACAATTTCGGCCGCAAGTTGGAGTGGTGGCGTCCTCACCTGTGCAACAGCAGGCAATCATAACATTCCGGCCACTGGTATTTTGACGACCTCACCGCACAGGGTGCAGGTTCAGATGTCAAATGGAAACCACCAGTTTCCAACCAGCGGACTTTTTACTCCGGTTACTATAGTCGACGCGACACATTTCAGTTATCCGCTTGCTGCCGATCCAGGGTCGTACAACGGAACGACCGGAACGATGACATGGGTTGGCGGTGCGACCCCCACTGTGACAGTGCCGATCACTACTACAGTGGCAATCCCTAATGGCACTCAGATTACTTTGACGGGACCGGACGCGAGTTGGAATCCATCGGGGGTTACGCCTTTTACTGTGTCTGTCACGGGAAGCGTTGCGGGAAGCCCTGGTAATTTCACCTATGCAGGACCTACGAGCGCTCCTAGTGGAGTCAGTACGGGAACATGGGTGACGTCTGGCAATTGGCGTTATACGTGTCAAGCCGCGTTGCGTTGTCGCATTTGTACTGATTGTGTGGTCGTGGCCGACCAGGTAACTCCACGGTGCGCAACCAGCAACGTTGACTTAGACTACAATGGACAATCCCAATTCAAAAACAATGTGATGATCGGCATTGATGGCGTCAATTCGGGATGGAAGTTGCCGAGCGATCTGCGCAAGCTTGCGGGTTGGCATTTCATTAAGTGTGGAGTGACCCCGGCCGATGTTTCAGATAATTCGGAATGCCAAGCGACAGGGAATCCGTTTGGGGTTATGCTTTTTGCTCACTTACCCGGTCAAACTGGCGTGACGCAATGGGGGCCAATAGAGGGGCAGGAATTCCACATTATCGACGCTCAAACTGCCGTCTTCGGCGCTGTGGTAACGGGTGGTGGAACTAACCACTACAAAGTCCGCTACAATGGGCAGGCCGCCCAATGGCAGCGGGTTGGATAAATGACAACACCATTTTCCTCTTACACGTTCCTCACTGACATCGGCAGCTACGTTCCGCCGAGTGATACGCGTGTGCGTCGCACGCTCCCGGATCGGCTGAGCATGCATCTCGTCAATATCAAAGATTTCGGTGCGATTGGTAACAACATTGTTGATGACACCACCGCGATCAACGCAGCCGTCGATTACGCTTATACGACGGGCTATGGGGGTGTTACCATCTACTTTCCACCGGGAAAATATCGTGTCACCGGACAATTGACCGTTGATCGTGATCCGAGCGTCAAAGGGACTAAGGCCGCACTGATCTTCGAAGGAGCGGGTCGTGATATTTCGACCATCGTCGGCAACTTTGGAAACGGGCATCAGCCGTCAGACTACAACAATCCGATCAACAGCTTCTTGATCAAGAGTGCGGCTTGGGCCGAGCAAATTACGTGCTGGCGCGACCTGACGATTCAAAATGAGAGCGTGCTTTCAACCAGTGGCGCGCTGGAGGTCGAATCACTCACCACAGGAAAGTTTGAGATCAGGAACTGTCACATCATCGGCGTTATCGGCATGTCGGCTTGTCAGTCCATGTTCAATATGCAGGTATTCGACTGTATATTTGAATGTAGCCGTCCGATCACTGCTGCGAACGCAGCGACGCGCAGCCCAAACTTTATCTATACCAATTTCGTCGATGGCAACAACGTTATGCCGCCCACGAGTAGGATAGTTCAGCAAGTTAATGGGTCAATTGGGCTCGCCACCTCGCAAGCCACCGTTATGAACTGTCAATTCATCGGCTTCGATATAGGCGCTACTTTTTCCCACGTGCCCGCAGTATGTCTTGGTTGTCGCTTCATCCAGTGCAGCATCGCTTATAATAGTGGCTTGCAGATTGGCAGTAAGAACACCCAAGCCTCTACGGAATTTCCTTATTTGTGGGCACAAGGTTATTGGAATGATGGCTGCAATGGACTATTCATTTCCAACATAATCGACCGCTGCTCGATTGGCATATTTAGTTCTCCGACCATCGGCGTCATTGCAGCGAACCATATCAAAGGCAAGACTGGCCCGTGGTTGGCCGCACCGATCCAGAACATCACTTGGGCAGGTGGGATAGCGACTGTCACAGCGAACGGGCACAATCTTGGCTCGGGTTTCGGCACCCAGGACCTGCGGCTCGTTACAAGTCCGGCCGGATGGACACCGGACGGCACTGGCGATCAGCGTGTGTCTTGTACTTATGTTGATGCCAATACGTTTACCTACAGTCTTACTGCATCACCGGGTTCATTTACTTCTGCAACTTGGAATTATCCGCCGCAATCAGGGATATCGACCGGCGCGGACAAGAACCTTTTTATGGCCAATTACATCGAGGCAGACACGACCGGACCCAGTGTTTCTATGTATGATTCACCTGGAGGGCGTTTTGGCTTCAACTGCACTTTCATAGCGATGCGCGGGCCGCGCGGATGGGGTAAACCCGCGCTAGAATATGTCAGTCCCTACTCTGCCGTTGCCCAGATAATTTGGG